ATGAAAAAACAGCCGAAGATGGACTGGCGCGGCATCGTCGCCGAACTCCATCGTCAGGGCATGACGCTTACCGAACTTGCGATCCGCAACGGCTTGCCGTCGAGCTCGGCCCGCAAGGTCGGAACCGTCAGGCACTATCCGGCGCAGGAGGTCATCGCCAAGTTCCTGGGTTACACCCCGGAAGACCTCTGGCCGGACCGCTATCCCAAGGGTGGTCCCCGCATCCTTGATAGAACGAAATTCCCGTTGGTGGCGAGTCCAAAAGCGCATGAAGCTGCTGACAAGAAGGATGCTGCATGATGGCGGTTTTGTCGAAAGCGGCGGGCGATCTGGACATCAGCGCCACCAGCTTCACGGGTGCCGCACGTGACCTGGGCGAGGTGATCGCCATCTTGTCCGGCGGCATCCGGCCGGACGCCGAGACCCTGTCGCGGCTGTGCCTTTCGCTGCGGCTTCTGCGGAGCTTCATGCTTCACGAGGCCGACGAACATGCGGGTCGCGAGGCACTATCCGGCGATAGGGTGCTGGCCGCAGCAATTGCGGCCGTCGTGCGGACCGCCAATCTTGCAACGGTGGGTGGCGCAGATGCTGCGTAGGATCCTGAGCCTTTTTGGCGATGCGGTCGGGGTCACCATCCTGTTCGGCCTGCCCGTCGCCGCCTGCTGGATCCTTCAGGGCCTTGGGCTGTGGGGGACATGGTGATGCCCAGCGGCTGGTGGATATTGCCCTGCATCATTCACGGCGCGGTCGGCTGGGCAGTCATCCTTCACGCCCTTCTTTGAGCCTGCGGGCGCGGCCTGACCGCCGCGCCCGTCAACGAGCAACGAACATACAGGCACATCATGACATCGCACTCGACCAGCGCCATCGCATGGCGCGGCGCCTGGCTGCGCAGCCAGCTTGACCATCTGCCACCCCTGGCCGCTGCAAGTGCGCTTGCCGGTTCCGACTGGATCGCCGCCCGCACGCGCCGGATGCAGGCGCTGGATCGCCTGGTCGAGCAGCTGACGGCGATGCCCGATCGGCCAACCGTCCGACCCGACGGCGGCGGTGCCCGGGTGAGAATGATGGGCATCACCTGCACCTCAACCATGGGCATCGAGGGAGCGTTGAAGAACTGGCTGACGCGCGCCCAGAGCCTGGTGGTCGCGCTGGCGGCGGCGCGGTGAGAGCGGCGATGTCAGTCGATCCGAACGGCTTCACCAGCCTTGCGGTAGTTGTGCCCTTCAAAGGGCAGAATGCTGCCAAACAGGCGATGCACAAGCGGGATCATCAACCGTTCGGTGCTGTCAAACGTTCCCGTTGCGTCGAGGGCGTCATTGTAGGCCTTGGCGTCAATGGCACGCAGAACCGGCGGCTCGTCGGCGGTGATGCGGATCATGCGGCTGTACCAGTCGGCGCACCGGGCGGCATCGGGGTCAAGCGTCGCCTCGATGTCGGCAAGCAGCGCATAGTAATCGCGTTGCAGCACCTGATGATCGCGGGCCTGACGGCCGAAGTCGAAGACGAGCTGCAGGGCGCCGATCACCGCGACGGCCATGCCGGCAAGGTATGGCGGCAGGCCGTAGGTGTCCATCACATCGCCGACCGCCGCTGCCCCGAGGATGACCACGAGGAAGTTGAACAACCGGTTCCAGCGTTCGAGCGCACGGCGTCTGGCCGAGTGGTAGAGCGCGTTGCGCAGCACGTTGAAGCGGATGTTCTCGCGGTCTGGCGTCATGATCCCTTCTGTTCTCCTGTGTTTGCCGGACTTGTCGGCGCCTGTGGCTGCCTCGGCCCGACTGAGCCGCCGGGCGAAGAAGGCTGCCGTGGTCCGACCGACCTCTCCTCCGTCACGGCTGGCCGTATTGGCTGGACGAAGGTCGGATCATTCGGTTGCCGCGGCCCGAGGCTGAAGTTGGAGCCGCCAGGCTGGCCGGGTTTTCCCTTATCACTCATTAAGATCGTCTCCTTTTGGTTGATGCAGAAGGGGATGAAGGCGCCGGGCGGCGCTGCGAACGCCTCCCGGTGCCGCCATCATCGCAGAGGCGCGCGGGTGCTGTCTACCGCAGCGAGTGTCGGAGGGGTGTTGTGCACGCCGCGCCCCTGACCTCGCCCCGCCTGGCCCGCGTCCTGAAGCTTTTGTCGGACGGCAAGCCCCACACGACGCGCGCCATCGTGCGCGGGGCGCGGGTCATGGCTGTCAACGCCTGTGTGTCGGAACTGCGCGCCCACGGCGCCGAAATCACCTGCACCGCGATCCTCATCAAAGGCCAGCGGCGCTTTTTCTACCGGATGACCAAGGAGCCTGACCGGAAATGACTGAACTATCCCTGCAAAGTATGGCGGAAGCCATCATCAAAACATCGAAGCAGACAGCAGTGCGTGCGGCGGTTTTTGCCCGCCACATCGATGATGGTCCGCTGGCTGTTGAAGAGGAGCTGAGACTGCTCATCGACGTGAAGAGCGGGATCGACTTCTGGATGGAGCAGCTCATCGAGAAGGTGAGGACATGACGGCAGTTGCCCTTCTCGATCTTCCCCTCAGCCAGATCGATCCCGGCAAGGACCGGCCTCGGGAACTGGACCCCGGCCACGCCCAGGGGCTTGCGGACAGCATTGCGATGCAAGGGCTGATCTGCCCGATTATTGTTCGGCGGATTGGTGACGGCTATCGGTTGGTTGATGGTCTGCACCGGTATGAGGCCTTCCGCATCCTCGCGCGCGAGACGATCCCGGCGATCCTGTCCGACAAGGAGAGCGACGACGAGGCGAGGACGGATGCGGTGACCGCAAACCTTGCCCGCAGGATAAGCGCGCTCGACTTCTGCCGGCACCTGTTCGATCTGAAGGAGGTGTGGCTTCGGCTTCATCCGGAAACAGCGAACGGGGGCAACAAGAATGTCCTGAAAGGGCGTGATCCAGCCAGAAGCCGGAAACCGGCTTCTGGTGAAGACGAGCCTGAAATCACTGCCTTCGATGGTGCCATGTCCGATAAATTCGACATTGGCCGGACCCAGATCAAGGAGGCTGTCGCAATCTGGCGGGGCCTTTCCGTGGCATCGCGCGCACGCTTGCACTGCACGGCGCTGGCCGAGAAGAAAACCGAGCTGAAGGCACTGTCGAGAGAGAAGGAGAAGCACCAGGCGGCGATCCTCGACCTGATCCTCGACCCGGCCCACCCTGACATCCAGAGCGTGGCCGAGGCGATCTTTCACCTTGAAAACGGCGTTGCGCCGACCGACGAGGAGCGCAAGTTCGCCACCGTCAGCCGCCAGTTCGGCGCGCTCGATGACACGATCTTCGACAGCGTGATCACCGCCCATGAAGAGCGGGTCATCGCCTCGCTCAAGCGCCGGGGCCGCATCTGATGGCGCGCCACCGCGACCCTTTGACCAAGGATCTGTTCAGCTGGGAGCCACCCCGGGTGGCTGTCGGCTACAGCGCCGATGTCACGGGTCGCGGCCCGCTCGACAATCGCATCGCCCGCACGGTTGGCCAGGCGCTGCGCGATGCGCGGGACGAGGGGCGGACGCGCGCCGCTGTCGCGGCAGCGATGTCTGCCTTCCTGAAGCGGCCGGTGTCGGAGGCGATGCTGAACAAATGGTCCTCGGAAGGCTCGGATCAGCACCGCATACCGCTCGATGCCTTTATCGCCTTGGTCAGCGCGACCGGTGCGAAGGCGCTGCTGGGGTTCGTGCCCGGCGAGTTCGGCCTGACGGTCATCGAGAATGAACATGCCGAACTGATCGAGGCGCAGCTCCTCGATGAGCATCTGGAAGAGATACAGGCGCGCCGCGCCGCGCTGGCCGCAAAGCGGAGGGCGCGGAGGTGAGGCAGGATTTCTTCACGCCACGGGAACTGGCCGAGATCGCCAGGGCGCGCGGGATCACGTCTTTTCCGGCCACCGAGCGCGGTGTACGGCTGCTTGCAAAGCGCGAGGGCTGGAACGATCTGCCTGTACGGCTTGTCCGCCGCAGGACTGGCGGCGACGGCGGCAGGCCGGCCTTCGAATACCACCTCTCGCTTCTGCCCGAATTCATGCGGGGCGTGATCGGCGCCGCTGCACATAAAGCGGTACTGACGGTCCGCGCGACCGAGACCGCCATCGTGGAACAGCGGCAGATCGCAGCCATCCGGACCTCGGGGCTGGGAGCCAGGGCGCGCGCCGTCATGGAGGCCCGGGCCGAAATCCTGCGGTCGATCGAGGGTTTCGCCATATCGAACGGGCGGAGCCGCGCCTGGGGTGTTGCCCGGTTCCTGGACGCCCAGGCAGCACACGCGGCCCGTCAGGAAATTGCAGTGCGCAGGGACCGGGGCGAAATCCTGACGCCGCAAGAGGCGGTGCTGCTGGCCTCCGCATCGCCGCTGACAGCGGTTGACGGGTTCGATCTGCGCCCCGACCGGCTGGAGCAGGCCAACGACCGGCGCGGCGATCCGCGCGTCGGCCGCAGCACCATCTACGGTTGGTTCAAGGCCCGTGACGAGCGCGGGGTCGCGGCGCTCGCGCCAATGCCGGCCAAGGAAGCCCAACCGATCCCGTCGGCATTTGGCGAGTTCCTGAAGTTCTATGCCGTGCCCTCGAAGCCGACCGTGGCCGCCGCCCACGCCGCCTACATGGCGACCGTCGAAGCGCGCCGCGGCATCCAGCCCGCGCCCGTCACCCTGCCGCAGGCGCGCCATATCCTGCGCGACCGGCTGAACAACATCGAGAAGAACGTCGGGCGGGAGGGTTTCCTGACGCTGCGGTCGCGCATGGCCTATGTCCAGCGGTCCACCGACGATATGTGGCCGACCACGGTCTATACCGCCGACGGCAAGACCTTCGATGCCGAGGTCGCCGATCCGGTGTCGCGCCGGCCGATGCGGCCGGAGATCACCTCGGTTCTCGATGTCGCGACCCGCAAATGCGTCGGATACGCGATTTCCCGCAAGGAGAACGTCATCGCGGTGACCGAAGGATTGCGCCGCGCCTGCGTCAGCCACGGCATTCCTGCGATCTTCTACACTGACCGTGGCGCGGGCTATAAGAACAAGACCTTCGATGCCGACGCCGGCGGTCTGATGGGGCGGCTCGGCATCACCAAGATGCATGCGCTCCCCTATAACAGCCAGGCAAAAGGGCTGATCGAGCGCTTCAACGCCGTCTGGAACGACCTCGCCCGCACCCTGCCGACCTACCTTGGCGAGGAGATGGACAAGGAGGCCAAGCAGAAGGTCCACAAGGCCACCCGCACCGATGTGCGCGCGTTCGGCCAGTCGCACCTGTTGCCAAGCTGGGACCTCTTCATCGCCATGTGCGAGGCGAAGATCGCCGAATACAATGACCGGCCGCATACGGGCCTGCCGCGCTTCGAAGACCAGGCGACGGGCAACCTGCGCCACATGAGCCCGAACGAGGCCTGGGCTGCGCACGTTGCCTCGGGCTTTGAGCCGGTCACGGTTCACGCCGACGAAGAGGAAGACCTGTTCCGGCCCTACGAGATCCGCATGGTCCGCCGCGCGCTCGTCGAATGGAACACCAACAGCTATTTCCACGCCGATCTCGAGGCCTGGCACGAGCGCCGCGTCATGGTCGGCTACGACCTGCACCAGGCCGACCGTGTCTGGGTGCGCGAATATGACGAGGATACCGGTCAGCCCGGACAGCTGATCTGCGTGGCCGAGTTCGGCGGCAACAGCCAGCGCTACGTGCCCCTGACCGCACAGCGCGCGGCCGAAGAAGGCCGGGTGAAGGGCCAGCTTCGCAGGCTCAGCAAGAAGACCGAGGCCGCGCTCGACCAGCTGAAGGTCCCGCTTCTGGAGCAGGGCATGCCCATGCCAGAGGCCGATTTCCGGCCGGTCAGCACCCGCGTCAGCGAAGTGGCGTCCGTCAGGATCGAGACCGGACCAGTGCATTCAGATCAGGGCGCGGCGAACCAGCCTGCCGCACTCACCATCACCAGCGACGCCGAGCTGGCGCGCCTCTGCCTGGCTGATCCCGGTCAGCTGACCCCGGGGCGCGCGCAGCTGCTGCGCGAGGTGATGTCGCGACGAAATGGCCGGGAATTGTTGAGGATTTCAGGGGTGGACCTGGACGAGTTGGACGACCTGCTCAGGTCCGCCGCCTGAAACTCACGAGCAGTAGAGGAGAGAAGACTACATGAAACCGATCTTTGTGGAAACCCGGAATTACCAGCGCTTCATGGAGGGCATGGATGCGCTCGACGCGCGCGGCTCGGAAGAATGCCGCCTGGTTGTCGTCGACGGCCTGCCGGGCCTTGGCAAAACCACCATCCTGATGCGGTGGGCTAGTCAGGAAAGCTGCATCTACCTGCGCGCCAAGACCGAATGGTCGCCCTACTGGATGATGGCTGAACTGCTCGCGGAAGCGCGGATCGATCCGCCGCGCGGTCATGAGGCCCGTTTCCGCGCCTGCCTGTCGGTCCTGCGCGACAAGATGGCGCTGGTCAGTGCTACGGGTGCGCAATTCGCCGTGGTGATCGACGAGGCGGACTATGTCTCGCGCCAGTCGAAGCTCGTCGATGCGATCCGCGATCTTGCCGACCTGGCCGAGGTGCCGTTCATCCTGGTCGGCATGGGTCGCATCCGGGACAACCTGACGCGCCATCCCCAGACCGCCTCGCGGATCAGCCGCTATGTGCGGTTCGAACCCGCAGACTTCGACGATGTCCAGCGGTTTCTGGCCGAGAAGTGCGAGGTACCGGTCGCGCCGGACCTTGCAGGGTTTGTCCATCGCGCCACGGGCGGGTTCAACCGCGAGCTTTTGGAGGCAATCACCGCGATCGAGCGTTTTGGCCTGCGCAACCCGCCGCAGGACCAGAAAGGCCTGACCATCCGCGAGATGGCGGGGCAGCACCTGATCAATGACCGAAAATCCGGTCAGGCCATCGCCGTGCCGGTGCGCTGACATGCAGCAGGACACCAATCAGACCAAACTTTTGCGTGGGCTGGGCGAAGAATGCCTGCTGATCCACGAGGTCGCCACCACCCTTGATCTGACCCACGATCAGATCAGCCGGGCGGCGGCACTGCTGATCTTGCGCGGTCTGGTCGAACGGGTTGATCGCGGCTGCTATCAGTTGACTGCGGCGGGGCGGGCGGGCCGCGACGGCGGTGTCATGATCGCGAGTGGTGTAAATAAAACCCCGCGGGCGCTCAGAAAACCGCACCGGGTGTCGATCCGCCAGCGGGCCTGGAATGCCATGCGGATCGCGCGGACCTTCACGGTACTGGACATCACCACTGCTGTGGCTCGCGCGGATGACGGGGACGTCCAGCAGAACCTGCGGCACTATTTCAATGAGCTGGGAAAGCACGGGTATCTTGCCCGTTCTGTCCGGCGCAGGCAGGGCAGCGCACCCGGCTCCACCGGCTTCGCGATCTGGTCGCTGATACGCGATACCGGCCCCGTCGCCCCCGTCTGGAGCCGCAAGAGCAGCGCCGTCCACGACTTCAATGGGGAGGCGTCATGCATCCGAAGCTGAACCGCGCGCTTGGCGACCCGGAATGGCTGGAGCTGCTCAAGGCCGAACGCGCCAAGGGCAAATCGGTGACGGAGATCGCGCGGGCCTGCGGCATGGCCCGTCCGTCGGTGTCGATGCTGCTGGCCGGCACCTATCCCGCCAGAAGCCTTGACCTCGTTGAACGCAAGCACGGGGCGACGATCTTCATGGCGTTTCGCGACGGTGTCTACTGCCCCCACCTGCGCCGCTGCATCGCCGCCGCCGAGTGCCGCGCCCATGCGTTGGCACCCCTGTCGATCTCGAACATCGAACGGATGCGCCATTTCGAAGCGTGCCGGCGCTGTCCCATGAACCCATTGAAGGAGGAGCCGCGCGATGCAGCGCACTAATGAAACCATCTTCGCCCTCGCAACCTCTGCGGTCGCGAAGGTGGACCGGTTCGGCCACCGCGGCCTGACCCTTCTCAGTCTCGAAGAGATCGAGGCGCTCGTCCTCGCCCTCGTCATCCTCACCGACCACGTTCAACAGGAGAAACCCCTATGACCCTCTACCCTCCGGCCAACATCCCGACCGGCCGCGTCACGATCGACGGTGTCGAACACATCCTCGGACCCGACGGCGCCAAGCTGCCGATTTCGACCGTCAAGCCCCAGCACGTCCTGGAAGACGATCTCGTGCGGGGTGAGATGAGCCATGCCGTCGCCCTGTCCGAACAACTGTCGCGCTTCATCGCCCATTTCCACGGCAACCTGGCGGCTTTCGAAGCGCTCATCGCCGAGCGTTACGGTGCGCAGGTCGGGGGCAAGAAGGGCAACAAGACCCTGATGACCTATGACGGGCTTTTCAAGGTCACCGTGCAGATCGCGGACAATGTCCAGTTCGGCCCCGAGCTGCAGGTCGCGAAGTCGCTTGTTGACGAATGCCTGACCGACTGGAGCGCTGCGTCCGGCGACGAGCTGAAGGCCGTCATCACGCGGGCCTTCAACACGGACAAGGAAGGCCAGATCAACCGCGCCGCGCTCTACTCTCTCCTCCGCCTCGAGATCGCGGATGAGCGCTGGCGGCAGGCCATGCAGGCGATCCGGGATGCGATGCGCGTGGTCGGGTCCAAGGCTTACGTCCGGTTCTACCGCCGCGCCGCCTCTGACGCGCCCTGGGTGGCCGTCACCATCGATCTGGCCAAGGCATGAGGGAGGCAGGGATGAACAAAGACCTGCTGTGGGACAAATACGAGAATACCAAGATAGAGCGCGCGAAGGCCGAAGTCGCGCAGATCAAGGCGCGCCGGGCGGCTGACCTCGCCGATGATGCGATGTCGCGGGCAATTGATACTGAGCGAAATGCGGCCGCTGCCTGGCGGGACGCGGTGAGGCCCCAGGCCGGCAGAGCTGACGAGGAGGACGGCGCATGATGACCGTTCCCTTCTGGACCCTGTCAGGAACCATCGACCTGGCGGCCCTTCGCCCGGAAAACCTGACGGCCGGGATCATCGGCGAAACGCTTGCAAAGGTGAACCGCTTCGGCGGGCGGACGCCGGAGCCATGGTCGGTGGCGGCCCACTCGGTCCTGGTCGAGCATCTAAGCCCGCCTGAACTTCGGCCCTGGGCGCTGCTGCATGACGCGCATGAAGCGTTCCTGGGCGATCTGATGACGCCGTCGGTCGAGTTCGTCGGCCTCTGCGGCGCCGCGCCCGAGGTCGTGGGACAGGCAATCAACAGGGCCAAGGGCCGCATCGACCAGGCGATTGGCAACGCCTGGGGCGTCCCTGTCCGGTCGATGAACGCCGCCCTGCGGCAGGCCGATCACATCGCCTGCCTGGCCGAAGCAGCGACCTTTCTTGGCACCCGGCCCGTGTTCGCCTCGATCGCGGCAGAGGGCCTGTTCGAGCAGGCCTTGCTGGCACTTGGTGCGCTGCCGGTCGGGCCGGACTGGCGCGCCGCCCGCGACCTCTGGCGTGGGCGCATCGAGCATTACGCAAGCCTTGGGCGGCTGACACCGCCCGCGGACAACGACCCGGCTGACATGGTGTCAGCCGGATAACCCCGAAGGAGAAGAAGATGGTGACTGTCAACAAGGATGCACTGGCGCGCGTGGTTGTGGAGAAATCCGGCCTTTCGGTCACGGCCGCAAAGCTGGCCGTCGATGACGTGCTGGACGCGATCCGCGAACGCGCCGAAGCGGGCGACACGATCCGGATCGCGGGGTTCGGCAGCTTCAGCGTGAAGGCGCGGCCGGCCCGCACCGGCCGCAATCCCGCGACCGGCGAACCGATCGCGATCCCAGAAACCCGCCGGCTGCACTTCAAGCCCTTCAAGGCATCCTGATGCGAAACGGCGCCCGGCCATCGGCCGGGTGACCGTCGGGCGGGCGTGGTGGCCCGCCCCTGATGAGCAGCCCGAGGAGAGCAATATGACAATCATGATGCGTGACAGGCCAGACGGGCAGGTTGAAATCGTCCTCTGCCGACCCGAGGTCGTCGGCATCATGTCCGATCGGGACATGGCCGCGCGGTTCGTGGCCTTCCTTCAGGCGGATGACCCTGATCTGATCGAGGATGAACCGTCGGGGTTTGCGACGGCAGCTGCTGATGTGGCCGAGGTTGCCGCCCTCGATCTGGAAGACGTCGCCCCGCCGGTCCGCAAGCCGACCAGATCGGCAGTGAACCTGCCTGCGGTCGTTTCAGACAAGCCGCAGCCACCGGTGGTCTTCGCCGCCCCGAAGGAGCTGACCGAGGCCGAAGTCGCCGCGGCTTTCGACCGCCTGCATCTGGGCGAGAAGCTGACGGCGGTCGCGCAGGATATGGGCATCACCATGGGGCGGCTTCGGGGGATGTGGGCTTCGCATCTGAAAGGGCTGCAGCGGCACATGGCCGAAGGTGGCCAGCAGCCCTGCACCCTGTGCCGCCGCCCGTTCACGCCATCGATCTCCAGCCCCGACACATGCGCGCGGTGCAGTCATGGGTGAGGCGCGCCTGTCATGAACGCCAACGCGATCATCAACATCGCCCGAGCCTCGCTGGGTCTCGAAGATGAGGACTACCGCGCGCTGCTGGCCCGCGTGACGGGTGTCGCAAGCCTGCGCGCCATGTCCGACCGTCAGAAAATCGACGTCCTGGAAGAGTTGAAGCGGATGGGCTTCAAGGTGAAGGCCGGCGGCCGCAAGCTGCCTGCATCGCACAAACCCTATATCCGGCTGATCCATGCGCTCTGGTCGAACTGCGCGCGTCTGGGGGTGGTCGATACCGGCTCGCGCGAGGCGCTTCGGACCTTCTGCAAAAGGTTTGTTGCCCATGGCGAGGCATCCGTCGCTGTGGATCCGGACCTGCTGTCTTACGAGCAGGCGACACCGGTCATCGAAGCCCTGAAGAAAATGGAAGCGCGCGGTAAGGCGGCCGCAAAAAGCGGGGGCCCGAAGGCGTGAACGACCTGCGCCCACAGTTTTCGGGTGACGAACCGGCGTCCGTGAATATGCGGATCACCTGTCTGGAGACGGCTTTCATTGAGCTTCTGGACCGGGTTGCCGAGTTGGAGCGCATGCTGCGCTTCGAGATCAGCCAGCGGGAGGCGCTCGAGACCTATCTTCTGCCGATCTCTGGCCTGCCGCGCCGGGTGGACCGGCTTGAAAGCGAGGCCCGTGCCCGCCGCAAGACACGTGACCCAGACCATAGTCAGCGCAGGGCCACGACATGAACCGCTCCGTCCTGCGACCGACCGAAACCCAAGGCCTGCCCGCATCGCTTGTCGATGTCGCGGAGACACTCGGCCTGTCGGTGGCGCTGAAGCTCATTCAGGCGTTCGGCGGACAGGATCTGAAATTCCCCCGGCGCCCTGGCCCAGATCACCCTGTCATCAAGGCTCTTGGTGAAACCGACGGTTACGCTGTATGTAAGTATCTGGCTGGCTCCATGATCTATGTGCCGCATGGCCGGGCGGGTGCCCGGCGGCGCGCGGTAGCCGACCTGTCGGAAAAAGGCCATAGCAGGGGGCGGATCGCGCGACTTCTCGGCATATCCCAGCGCCATGTGCGCAGGCTGGCAAACGACGATGTCCCAACGACCGATAGCCGCCAACCAGGCCTGTTTGACGACTGAACGGACCTATGTCCGCGCGCCCATGTGCCCCGTGCCAGCTTAAGTGTCTGGGATGACGAGGGCTTCGAGGCACCAATGGCAATCACGACGACAAGCGCGAAAGGGCGCGAATTCCTTGAACGCGAGGAAGGCGTGGTGCTGCGCGCCTATCGCGATGTCGCGGGCGTCTGGACCATCGGCGCGGGCCTGACCGCGGCCTCGGGGGTTGTTGCCCCGAAGGCTGGCATGGCGATCACCCGGGAAGAGGCGGATCGGCTCCTGGTGCGCGCATTGCGGCGAAACTATGAACCGGCCGTGCTGCGCGCCATGCCGGGCGCCAGCCAGCGCGAATTCGACGCAGGCGTGAGTTTCCATTTCAACACCGGTTCGATCGGCAAAGCCAGTTGGGTCAATGCCTGGCTGGTCCGTCAGTGGCCCGGTGTCCATGCCGGGTTGCTGAAATGGGTGAGAGGCGGCGGCAAAGTGCTGCCCGCCCTCGCCAGTCGGCGCGAACGCGAGTTCCGGCTGATGCGCGAAGGCCTCTATGCGGTGCTGCCTACCGCACCGAAGGTCCGGCCCAGTGCAGCCCGCATCGTGGTTCCGCTCAGCGCCGCAGAGGTGCAAGCAGCCCGCGACGGGCTGCGCAAGCTCGGCTATGACCCCGGCGCGGATGAGGCGCTTTTCTCGCTCGAGGCCGTTCTCCGGTTCCAGCGCGATCACGATCTGACCGTTGACGGTGTCGTGGGCCGCGCCACCCTTTCAACGCTGCAACGCCGGCTCGACGCGCGCAGCAAATCCGGCCGGACGGCTGCGGCGGGCGGTGCAGGCGCCGCCTTGACCCAGGCGCCCGGCGTCGGGGCAACCTTGCCGGACGGCGTGATCCTGTCCGTCATCGGCATCATCGTTGCGGCCTCGCTGCTGGTGCAGGCGTGGAACTACCGCGACGTCCTGGCCGCCAAGATCGCCCCCCTTGCGCCCAAACTGGCCGCGCGCCTGCGCAGCTTCTGAGACAGGAGACACCCTTGGCCCCGCTTATCGCCATCGCCGCCGAAGTCGGCGCCCCGATCGTCAAGAGGATCCTCGAGCGTCAGCTGGGCGCGGGCGGCGCCGATCTGGCCGGAACCGTCGTCGATGCCATCGCCCGCCAGGCGGGAGTGGATCCCGGGCAGCTGGAGACACTGGCGGCCGAGAAGCCGGACGTTGTGCGCGAGGCGGTCAAGACAGTCGAGGAAATGAGCCCCGAGTTGATCGGTCTTTATACCGAGGGGCTGAAGGGGCAGTTCGCGCTTCTGCAGGCCGAACAGTCCGACCCGGTCTGGATGCGCGCCTGGCGCCCCGGCTGGATGTATCTGCTGGGCCTCTTCTGGACCTGGAACATCATCGTCCTCCATGTGGCGAATGCCATCTGGAAGATCGCCCTGCCGCCGGTGCCGTTCGGCGACCTCGTGTCGCTGACGGGCATCTTCATGGGGCTCTACATGGGTGGCCACACCGTGAAGGACCTCGCCACCAAATGGAATTCGAAGTGACCGATCTGAACCAGCATATCCAGCGCATCGACCACGCACATCAGCGGCTCGACAAGCATGACAGCCGTCTGACCAGCCTCGAGACGCATACCGCCGTGGCCACCGAGCGCGCCGCGAACATCAAGAAATCGCTCGACAAGATCGAAGGCGGCCAGACATGGATCATCCGCCTGGTGATCGGCGCGATCGTCGCCGCGGGCCTTGCCATCCTGATGAAAGGGGGCGTCAATGTCCCGTGACGACATGCGCCGCAAGGCAAGATCGGACTATGTGTACCGGCGGATGATGCAATCGACGATCTCTGCGGCCTATGGCATCAGCGAGGCCACCGTCGGCCGCTGGAAGAAGGCCGCGAAAGAGGCCGGCGACGATTGGGACAAGGCGCGCACGGCGCATGTCATCGCCGGCGAGGGCATGGAGGCGGTGGTCTCGACCGTGGTCGAAGATTTCATGATCCAGGCGCAGGCGATCCTGGACGAAATCAAGACCGGCATCCACACGACGCAGGAAAAGGTCTCGATGCTGGTGTCGCTCTCGGATGCGATGACCAAGATGACGGCCTCGGCCCGCAAGCTGGCGCCGAAGATCTCGGAACTGGGCGTTGCCCAGGACGTGATGGCCAAGCTTCTTGAGTTCGTGCGCGAGAATTTCCCGCAACACGCGGCCACCATTCTTGAGATCATCGAACCCTTTGGCGAGCGGCTGGCCGAGATTTACGCATCATGATGAAAAGGCCGCAGCTCAAGGCAGCGGTCAGCAAGAAGGAGTTCCGCGACCGCATCGCCGGAATGGCCGCAGAGTTTGCGCGCAACATCGAACTGAATGTCGATGCCTTCCCTGCTGATCCCGCTGCCCGGATGGCTCGCCTCGCCCGTGTGGGCGGGGCGGACGGCTTTGAATATTTCATCGAAACCTATCTGCCGCATTATGTCCGGGGGGAAGCCAGCCTCTTTCATCAGGCGATCTTCGACCGGGTGCCGGAAATCCTCGCCTCGGAACAAGGCGTGAGGGACCTGTTCATCGCACCGCGCGGCTCGTCAAAATCTACCCACCTGTCGCTCGGCTTCGCGCTTTACTGTATCGTCATGCGCAAGACCCGCTATTGCCTCGAGGTCTGCGACGTCTATGCCCAGGCCGCACTTCTGATCGAGGCGATCAAGGCCGAGCTGACGACAAACCCGCGCCTGAGCCACGACTTTCCTGACGCCTGCGGGCAGGGCCGCGTCTGGCGCGAAGGCGAGATTGTCACCCGCCAGAACATCCGGGTCGAGGGCTTGGGCGCCCTGCAGAAGCTCCGCGGCCGGCGCCATGGCCCCTACCGGCCCGACCTCATGTTCTTCGATGATATCGAGAATGACGAGGCAGTCCGCACCCCTGAACAGCGCCAGAAGCTTGAGAACTGGATTTACCGTGCGGCCCTGAAAGTCGGC